CGAAGATTTCAAAAATATTCTTTTTGATACCACGTCTTATTTTATAGTTTTTATTTCCTAACTCAAATTCAACCTCTACTAATAGTCCCCCATTATTAATGGCATTAACCAGTTGAGTTTTATTAATTCGCCTAAAAGGTTTACCGAATAGCCCAAAACATAGCGCATCTAAAATAGTCGATTTTCCTGATCCATTTTTTCCCAAAATTAAGGTTGTGGGACTTTTATCTAATTGCACCTCCGTGAATTGATTACCTGTACTTAAAAGGTTCTTCCATCTAATAATTTTAAAATTTATCAAAGCTCATTTCTATACTGTGTCTACTATAAGAGCTTCATTATACAAATCTCTCATTAGAGTGTTTAATTCTGTTTTATTATTCATATTTAAGGAATTCACGTATTTACTCAAAATAGTTAAGGTGTCTTGAGCCTCATCTATAATCTCATCCTCTTCCATAAATTCTAAATCTAAATAATTTTCAACCACAACCAAGTTTGCAACATCTACTGCATATAACTTATCTAATACAGTATCAAACCAAAACGGATTAGTTTTATTTTGTATTATCACTTTAACATAAGCATTACTATATTCACTATAGTCTCTTTCAGTTATCGATTCAAACGTTTCTTTACTGTCATCATAGTAAAACTTTCTAAACATCCTGTAAGGGTTTTGTATGAATTCTAAGGTTCTTGTCTCTGTATCGAAGATGTGAAACCCTCTGGGGTCTTTATAATCACTCCATGTTATTTCATAGGGATTTCCAAGATAAAAAACAGTTCCATTATCTGATTTATGATGAAAATGTCCACTCATAGCCATATCAAACTTTTTGAATATATTTTCATTAACACCACTTTGACTATACTGGCCGGCATACATTTCAAAACCCTTAACTTCTAAATGACCAAACAGTACTTGAGCAGTTGTTTCTTTTATAGCTTTGAGAGATTGTTCTCTATTCTCATCACATATCCAAGGTTGTAAAAAGAACTTATTACCATCCAGTTCAATTTCTGTGGGTTCTTCATAAACTGTAAAGTTTTCATTGTCACTTAAGCGAAGGCCATCTAGCGCGTTTACTTTGAGCGTATTGCGAAAAAAAACATCATGGTTTCCTAAAATTAGGTGAAGCTTTATACCTCTATCAGAACAAACATCAAAGAACATCTCTCTCATTTGAAATGTAGTCTTCCAGTTGATATACTTGCGCCTGTCAACAACATCTCCCATGTGGATAATTGTATCTATACCTCGTTCTTGTAAAGTGGGGAAAAATACTTCCTCATAGAACTTTTTGAAATACTCCATAAAAACTTGACTATCCCCGCGAGCTCCGAAGTGCGAATCTGAAATTATTGCTACTTTCATGCTACCATAAAATATTCAAGTGTAGCGGTTTTGGTGGGTTTTTTAGCTACACTTTTCGCAGCCTTCGCAGCTTCAAAGTTTTTGATGAAATTATACATATTTGCTTTTTGGTCAACAGACAGTGTTTCTTGGTTATATCCGGATTTACTATCATTTGCAGACAATTCTACATTTTCAGATAACGACGGAGAACTTTCCATGGTTTTATATTTTATATAAAGTTGTTTTTTCTCTTTCTGTATTCTTCTGATAAAAGCATAGTATATAATTTGAGTAAAATATGCAAACGGATTAGATGATTTTTCTGGATTAAAATTCTTTATATATTGAATACAGTTTTCAATACCATCTGAAATCATATCATCCTTAAAAGCATAGTTTATAAAATTAGGTCTAAAAGAAAGTCGTTGTGCTATTTTCATGAAACATTCACCAAGATATTCTGAAATCATTGGCGGAAGTTCATCTTTGGATTTAGCTTCATCAAATCCACGTTTATATATTATCATTTCCTTCAAAAACTTTTCATTATCTACATAATGTATTGGTTTTACTTTTGCTCTTTTTGCCAATTTGTTCTCCTATAAGTTGTCATTTCATATATTATAACATAATAAACTGTAGTTGTCAACCACTTGACAAAGCTCTTGACATGTGGTATACTATTAGTGTAGGGGTTAAATGAATCATTTATTAAGTTTTTAATTTTACAACGTATTCAGTTACATTAAATTGTTCTTCTTTATATATTTTTTTCCTTTCCTCAAAATGGTCTAACGTATAATTGTGATTACTACCATAAGACAAATCATCAGCAATATCATATAATGTAGCTATATCTTTATTTTTAGATTTTCGCAATCCTCGGCCTATTGACTGCAAATTTCTGACACGGCTCTTGGAAGGACTGGCGAAGACGATGTTATGAAGATTCTTAATATCGACACCAACACTAAACACACCATAACTAGCAACGATAATTGCATCTTGTTCTGATTCAACGATATGTCTAATTTGTTCTCTTGTATTTGCATCTGTTCCTCCATGAACGAAAAATATTGTCCTACTATTTGATTCCTCTTTTATCATATCGTAAAGTATCTTTCCATGTTTTTCAACAAAACGAAATAAAAGAAGTGTGTTGGTATTTAAGTTTAGAACTAAGTTTTTTATAAATGTATTTCTTGCTTTAGAATTTACTAAATAATCCATTTCTTCTTGATAGCTTATTTTCCTGAGGTCATGACATATAGAATCTGGGTGTTTTAGTAAAATTGTTTTGATAGTAAATGATGATAAATGCTTACTGTCTATAAGTTTTTTTGTTGAGGTAACTTTGAAAACTTTACCGAATAGACCCACTAACACCAATTTATGCGTTAGTGTTCCGTCCAAGGTTCCAGTTGTTCCAATTCGATATTTTGCATTCACACATTTGGTCATTATAGATGTGAGAGATTTTGATTTAAAACCATGAGCTTCATCTCCAATCACAAGTTCATATTGTTCAAAATATTTTTGATGCATTTTATAAATTGACTGCCAGGTTGATATTACAATAGGTAATTCAGAACCTTTATCTTTTCCAGCAAAAACTGTATGACAATTGTTTGCTACATCAAATCCATATTCTCTAAAATCATTATACATTTGAGAAACGAGAGATATGGTAGGAACAAGAATAAGAGTTTTTAAATTCAAATACCGTATTAAAATATAGATAATTAAAGATTTGCCAGAAGCTGTTGGCGAAAGTAAAATTGCTTTGTGATGAGTCAGCGCATGATTGGCAGCAACCATTTGGTAATCTCTGGGGATTATTGGTAAATTTAATGAATCTATAAAATCTTGTTTGAGGTTTATTTTTTCGACCTCAAAGTCAGATTGAAATTTTACTTTATAATCTCTTGTATAAAGAAATTTACAAAGATGTTCAAATAATCCACCATAAAGAAGACGGCTATGAACATTAAAAAGTCTTATCTTTCCATCCCAAATTCTATTACGATATGCTGGCATAAATGTGTAACCAGGCACCATAAAAGTAAAATGGTCACAAATTTCTTGAGCAGTTGAAGCTTCACAATCTATATGGATATATACTTCATTTTTTTTAGATATGTTAATTATTTCCATTTGTAAATTTCAACCAATCCAAAGCATTCTTTATTTGAAAACCCCGATTGTTTATCATTCTAATAACAGAGTCCAGATAGTTTACTTTTTCTTGTAGAACCACCAGTTGTTGTTTCAATTTAATTACATCATCATCCGATTCAATATAGTTGGCTATTTCATTCTTGAGAAGTCTTCCCAAATATTGTTCCCAACCACGCTGTTCAAGTTCTTCTTGAGACATTTTACCGGAATAATACTCAGTCTTAGTTCGAACTATTTTAGATAATTCAAACTCAAACCCCTTTAGTCTGATTCGTTCATCAGTAAAAATTCTAAGATATTTGTCGTGAATTATTGGAATGCGGATGGATTCCGTACCCAGTTCTGTATAATCAATTTTACTATCTTTATGCCAAAGATTTTGAATATCTTCAAGTTTCAAATCACCTCCTTAAACAATAATTAAACTGGTTTTCCTTCGTATGTTGTATCATTGTTGAGTAGATTTTCAACTGTATAATAATCATAACGAAAAGAAATATCTGCAGTAACATAATCTATATCTGTACCACCACTATCAAATGCAATTGAAGAAAGATTTAATGGGAAACAATCTCTAAATACAAAATTTATCTGCGGATTCATATTACTGGTTAATACGGTTAACGTTGCATCAGTAGTTAATTCTGAATTGTCTGATAATTTTTTATATTTTGCTTGGCCATCTTCAGTTGGAAATCCAAGTCCGACAATCCAATCATAGATTGATAACCAGTTTTTCATATTTTCATCTACTATGAATTTTATTGACAACTCTTCAAAAGTAACCTCATCTCCAGCAAAGTCTATATTTTTTAGTGGTGTAGGAATACTAATAGAACTTATAGAAATTCCAGGCAAAGTAGCAGC